TTAGAGAAAGTCTGTGTGTAAAGAACGTTGGAAAAGCTGTTATGTATGTGGTAGAGAAAATTCCCTAGAAGCTCATCACATGACTTACAAAAATATTGGAACATTGGATTTAAGAAATATCAGAATGATTTGCAGACTTCACCATCAGGCTATCCATGATTACGCAAAAGAAACTGGTAAGTCTGTTAGACTAGCAACAAGAAAAATAAGAAAAATATATAGACAGGGCATTGATTTATCGTGAATACACGCCCAGCGAATTTTTCGCCAGATTTAAAAACATACAAACGTAATATTAGTTAGAACAGACAGCAACTCAAGGGATAGAGTTATCCAGTATCCCCCTAAGCTGGGAGTAAGAGAAGCAAGTAAGCAGGACATAACCCTCAAGGAAGAAAGAGAAAGACGGGGGGAGAGAGTATACATTATATATGCCTTAAAAAAATGACTTGATAATTAAAAGATTAACTAGAGAAGTATGCCAACAAGAAATCAATGTGAATGTGGAGAGTCAATAGGATTGAAGTCAAAATATTGTGTTCATTGTAATACCGCAGAAAAGAGGAGAGAAAGAGACACAGAAAATGATAAGATAAGCACCGAACTGGAAGATAACGGGTCTTTAGTTCGATGAGCAACGAAACACTACTCCAAATACCAGTAACCATGGACGGCCACCGTTCTATGATGGCAGGAAGTGTAAAGCTAACATTTGAGTCACAGGAGAATACACCACCTGAAACCCTAAGCAGAATACTCTCCCTGAACAAAAAGCATGGCTGGCTTGCCTTCCTGGTATCAGACAAGGACACACCAGCAATCAAACCAGAGGTAATAGACACAGGCTTGCCCCTACCACCCCACAAGAAGGGAAGTATAAGCCAACAGCTCTACAAACAGATGTTTCACTTCTACATGGCTAAGAACGACAGTGAGGAAGGATTCAACGCATGGAGGGAACAAGAGATAGCCAGACTAACAGATGATTACAGGCAGAGAGCCTTTGAAGCGAAAGAGGACAATAGTGGTTAATTGTGTTAAGATATATACATGGGAAAGCTCAAGTTACAACCTACACTCACACCTAAGCAGGAACTGTTCTGCCAGCTTTACGCTACTGATAGGGAGATGTTCGGTAATGGAGTCCAGGCTTACATAGAGGCTTACAACATAGATACACAGGAGAAAGGTGCTTATGTCATGGCTAAATCGGGTGCTTATGAAAACCTCACAAAACCCCACATCAACGAACGCATCAATGTACTGCTGTCAGAAGGAGGATTAACTGATGCTCATGTAGATAAAAGACTCCTGTTCTGGGTTAATCAAGGAGCTTCACCACAGACTTCAATAGCGGCCATTAAGGAGTACAATGCTTTACAGAAAAGAATAAGCAAGACTCCCCTAGTTGATACTGAAGGACTAACAGCCATTACAGAGATGCTAAGAGAAATGGGTAAGAAGAAATGATATGGGATTAGATGTAAATGCCTTATACGACTTAGTGGAAGACTTTGAGGAACAACAGTATGACGATTGAGATAATAATAATTGTTGGTTGTATCGTCTTAAGTGGTGCTGGTCTAAACTATTTAGTGGGAATAGCACATAAGTTAAATGATGAGTAGTTACCTCTCCTTTAATCTCTAATCGGGGATTATTAGCCCTCTGACTTAACGGTTAGAGGAGAGAATAACTAGACAAGAGAGGTGAGGGTAGCTGGTGTGGTTATTAGCGTGCAAGCCCACATCAGTCCTCACCCTTCCTGACGAGTAGTGAACAAGTTGAAAGCCGAAAGGTGCGGCTAACTCATTGACTGCGTACGCCATTGGTCATCGCCGTGTTCGACTAAACTCACTACTCATCAGGGAGAATAACTATTAAGGAGGAGAACATTATGAAGACATATTTTATTATAGGAACAACTTTGGCCAGTAGTATGGCCCTAGTTCTGTGCGGTGTTTCGTTATGGACACACAATGGAGGCTGGGCTTTGATATGTATGATGATACTCTACATCTGGGCTATAGCAGTGTGGTTGCCGTACTATCTTGAGGACTAGATGCCAACTAAGGAGGAACAACAGAAGAAAGTAGAGAAGTACAGAGCTTCCCTGTCAGTAGATGATAGGAAAGCTTTTGATATAGTGAAGAAACTCTTTAGGAACGACAGGAACTTACCCTTTGAGATGACACAGGGACAGATTGAGCTATTTAGAGCCATCTATGAGAAGCAGTCCCAACGCATACAGTTCGAGTGTTATACCCAGTACGGCAAGTCTGACGTTGTTTCAATGGCAGTCCTCTTGAGAGTTACTACCTTCCCTGGCAAATACATCATCCTCGGTGGTTCTAAGGAGAAAGCACAGATAATCATGAGGAAGGTTATCAAGCACATCTTCGAGAATGACTACACATCACTTAAGTTTGAGGTGGGGGGAGAGTCAATAGAAAGGATTAAGAGAGAGAGAAGTAAAGACAGACTAACCTTCAAGGTAGATGAGCATGGTGCTATCGGTGAGGTTATGATTCTCTCTGCTGATGCTAGACGAAAGGGAGATGACGCTGGGGACATCCTTATCGGACATGGTGGCCCTAACTTGATTGAAGATGATGCCGCACTCATACCAGACAACATCCACACCAAAGCCTTACGGATGCTTGGTGGATTCCCAGAGGACAACTTCTTACTAAAGATTACCAATAGCTTTGGACGCAACCACGCCTTCCGTTCTTTAACTGACCCAGCCTACCAAGTCCACATCATCACTGGAGAGCAGGGAGTAAGAGAAGGACGCATAAGTCAGGTATTCCTTGATGAGATGAAAAGAGAGTCCGACAAGATTATGTACGGCATACTCTATGAGTGTCAGCACCCACCGAGTGAGATGGTTGATGATGAAGGTTGGATGCCACTCATCTCTGAAGGTGAGGTATTAGCCGCACAAGAACGCTTTAAGCACATAGACGCCATAGGAGCTAAGAGGCTTGGAGGAGACTTAGCTGAAGGTATTAACTTTAACGCTTGTGTCATCAGGCAGGACAACGTAGCCAGGGTAAAGAAGAAGTGGCAGAACGAAAGCCCTATGGGAACTGCTGAGGACTTCAAGGAGATTATAGTTGAGGAGAGAGTAAACCCTCGCAACGCCTACTTTGATTCAATAGGCATAGGGGCTGGGATAGTCTCACGCATCTCTCAGACACTCTCACTGCCTGTTAACGCCATCAAGGTAGGTAACAAGCCAACAGCAAAGAGTGAGATGGAGCTAAGGAAAGACCCGAATGAGTTTAGCAACCTAAGAGCAGAGATACACTGGAAGGGTGTGCAGTGGATTAAACAAGGTGGAGCATTGGATGAACACATTGACTGGGGGATGTTGCCAAAGCTGAAGTACCGAGTAGTAACAGACAAGAAGATAGAGATAATGAGCAAGAAGACTATGAGGATGAACGGACTCTTGGAGGCTTCTAACTCCCCTGACGTTACTGACGCCTTCTTCCTGACGTTCTCCCCTAAGAAGAACATGCCAACTAACGTAGCAAGTGAACCACTTAAACCATATTATCCTGGACTTGGAATGTAATGGCTAAAGGAACTATCAACATAGACATAAACCCTTGTGAGCCTGAACAGGTAGAGAGACTCAGGCAGATTTTCATTGACTTGATACGTTCTGGATGTCTCTACGTTAGGAACGGCTCAGTGACTATGCACTTCGACAATGAGGGGGAGTTACAACTCATTGACGCACACATGATTAAGTTTAAGAAAAGAAAGATATGAAGCGGTTTATAGTGAGGAAGTACATTATGGCTAACTCAGTAGCTCATGCCATTAGGATAGAGAAGGACTTTATGCCTGATGACTGCTGGACGGATGATGCATGGGCTAACACTCAGCTAATCAATGGTGAGCCTGTCGAAGGCTTTAAGTATAGGAGGAAAACAAAATGAAAACAGGACAACACACAAAGGTTTACTTCCCTGAGCTATCGAACATACATAAGTCGGTAGTCATAGGAAAGAACTGCAAAGTACATTCTCACGTTTGGATAGGTAAAGGCGTTACCATAGGAGACTACGTTAAGATACAAGCTTTCGTCTTCATCCCTACTGGGGTAGAGATAGGCCACAGAGTTTTCATTGGCCCTCATGTCTGCTTTACCAACGACAAACACCCACCGTCTAACGGCAAGTGGGACAAGACATTCATCAAGGATGATGTCGTTATCGGAGCAGGTGCTGTCATACTCCCTGGTATCGTAATTGGTAGAGGAGCAAAGATTGGAGCAGGTGCAGTAGTCACTAAAGATGTAGCTGAATACGCCACTGTAGTAGGAAACCCTGCTAAACCTGTTGCCAAATACGGTGAGAGATAGTAGACTTAAATAAGAAACCTTCCCTTACCCAAACAAATGGGTGGGCTAGTCAGCTTTGACTTGCCCGCTTTTTATATACAACACTATGGGCGACACACAATTCGTTACAGAGGAAACATCCAACCCCCTGATGACAAAGCTCCAGAATGAGAGAAAGACTGCTTTTGACTATCAGGAGAGAAGGCATGACGCATGGGACGAGATTTACCGCCTTTACCGCAATATAGTGAGAACCAACCGCTTGACCCAGCGTCAGGCTGTTTATATTCCACTGATGAAGGAGACTATCAAGACTAACCTCTCCAAAGTCGATGACCCACCTAACATAGACTGGGTAGAGATGGGTGGAGACTTAGAGAAGGCCATGCTGGTACAGGAGATATGGAACGATGACTACACCTTCTTCAACTATGAGGGTGTTGATATGCAGGACAAGAAGACTGTACTGACTTACGGTAGAGGGTTCAAGAAGCTTCTACTTGACGGTGACAGAGTAAGAGTTGCCGCTATGGACGTCTATGACAACATCATTGACCCACTGACTAATCCACTGGACATTGAGACAGCAAGGTTCGTGATTCACCAAAACATCTTCAAGAGCCTCAAAGAGATAATGAACGACAAGAAATACTCAGCTAAAGGCAAGGCAAGCCTCAAGTCCTATTTCGAGACAGACAAGGGAATAGCCCAATCCTCACAGAACCGTCAGGCATGGGAAGACAAGATGGAACGCATGAAAGACGCTGGAGTTAATGAGGCTGACTTAGATGACTTCGCTGGTGGTGACGTTATCGTCAACTGCACAGAACACTTAACTCAGGTATGGGAGAAGGACAAGTGGGTTCGTAAAGGCATTTTATACGCAGATACAGAGATTATCCTCATTGAAGCATCACTCAAGGACTTGATTGGCGTGGACTTCTGGCCCTATGTTTCATGGGCAGAGGACGTTGAGACGTCAGACTGGTACTCTGATGGACTAGGTGACTTGATACTCACACCTAATAAACTATTAAACATTTGGTTCTCCCAACTCGTGGAGAATAGAACACTCCGTAACTTCCAGATGCACTGGTACGATTCGACTAACGAGAACTTCACACCTCAGACATATGAACCAGGGCCAGGACGTATGCTCCCAGCCCCAGGTGACCCGAATAAGACAATCACTCCTGTAGAGATATCAGGACTAGATGAAACGATGACGGCGATTGACTTCCTTACTAAGATTATCGAGAGAAGTTCAGCCGCTACAGCAATAGAGAAGGGAACATCAGAACGCAACCAGATAACTCTAGGAGAGGTACAGATGCTGGTAGGCAAGTCTATGGAACGCACACTCGCCATGGCTAAGTTCTACAGACGTTCTTGGGAGGAACTGGCTTATAAGTGGGTTGGAATGTCTAAAGCCAACGCCACAGACGGCAGAGAACTCTTTAAGATGTCCTCTAAGGGCAAGCTGTGGAAACGCAAAGCCTATCCTAAAGAATGGGTAACTGGAGAGTATAAGCCTTTTGTCCGTTCTAGCTCAGAGCAGGACGAGGAGAAGACTCAATCAGTACAGAGATTCCAGTTCGCTATGGGAATGTTCCCAGAAAACACCTCACTCAAGAGGATTGGACGGAAACGAATCCTTGACGTCCTCGACTTGACTGCTGAGGAGATGAGAGAGATTTCAGATGAGGAGAAGCAACGGATAGAGGAAGCCTCTGAACTCTTGGAACTAGCACCACAACCAATCCCTGGAACACCAGAAGCCCCACCAGCTCAACCACCAATCGTCCAACAGTAATATGGCAAGTTATCTCAAAGCACTTACGGTTGCCATCAACTCCATCTTTGGAGGACAACAGCCTGTATGGCAGTTCGGGAACGATGATGAGTTCCTGTTCTCTTTGGGCATAGACCCAGAGGTTGAGTTAGCAACTTTAGGTAAAGCATCAGGAGCTATTGCCCCTACACGCTTTGCAGACTTCTCATCCAGTGAGTATCTACTCAACGCCCCTATGTGGATTTCAGGGGCTATGACGTCATCTGGAGTCTATGTCTATGACGCTGGAGGAACAGTCGTTACCTACTCTGCTCCCTATGCTGGAGAGATTGGCTTAGTGAACATTCCAACATCAGACGGTAATGGTATGGCGGTTTACAATGACTATCTCTACTGTGCTAATCGAACTCAGATATACCGAGGAGGCAAGCTATCAGCTTCAGCACCTACATTCGCTGAATACTGGGTAGCGACTCTTGGAATGTCAGCACTTACCAACTCTACATACCCATCTACTCGAAACGTAACTTACCCCTCTCACGTCCTCTATCCGCATAATGACGGTTGGTGCTACGTTTTGGACTTTGACGGCTCTAACGGACGCTTACACGCCTTTATAACGGACGCTGACGGTACTAATGGACGTGGAGAGATGGATGTTCTGACTCTACCTCCTGGTATGCTTCCTTTCGCCGCTTGTGCCTTTGATACAGACATAGCTATCGTGGCATCTCCAAATGCTCAGTTTGTCGTAGGAGCAATACCAGCATCACAGAACGCAGTCATGGTTCTCTGGGATACCGTAAGAGGCAACAGATTCTACAACACAGTAGACATAGGAGAACCTATGGTTACATCTATCGTAAACAGGAACGGCGTACTGTTCGTTACTGCTGGCAATATAGATTCAGGGTTTAAACTACTGAAGTATCTGGGTGATGATACATTTGAAGTTGTGGCCGCAGTGGAAGAAGGCTCACCACCCCCTGCTGGGGCTGTAGCTGTAAAGGGTAATATGGTAGCTATGGGAGAGTTCGGGACTTATCCAGGAGTCCACTCAGGAGTATTCTCTTACGGCTATCGTGATGGACGCCTACCTGGCACAGCTTTGAACCATATCGCAAGAACTTCAGCTACTAGGACACTTCCTATCGTAACTGCTCTAGCCTTTCTTCAGAGAAGTCAGTCCCCTATCATGGGTTGGAGAACTGATACACCTGCAACATATGGAATTGATAAGGCTGGAGGCGGTGGAGCTTACAACTCTATCTGGCAGTCTGGAGTACAGAACATCGGCAAACCTTTCACTCTAACTAGGATTACGATACCTCTGTCAGAGCCTATGGCGGCTGGTATGGAGATACAGGTAGAAGTCTTCGTAGATAACGAGAACGAGTCCTACACTAATGGACTGTCTGGTATTAGAGACATCAGTGCCGTCAACTTCACCAGTGGAGAGAAGTTTATAGACTTATCTGGGCTTACCATTGAAGGCAACAACAACTTTTACCTTAAGCTCTCATTTAGTGGAACTACGGAAGTGGCAGTCATCTTCCCAATCACATTTGAGTTGGAATACTTAGACAAGTAGCATGAGCAAGCAAAACAAACTAACGATAAACGAACTGACTGTTGAGAAGGAGGCTGGCTTTAGGGGACACATCCAACAGGTGGACATAAGGCTTTTCGGTGATGAGGCTGAAGTAGCGGAGAACTATGGCTGTCGTTTCTTTACCGCCAATCGCCCCTTTGAGATAACGCAGATAACAGGGATAACATCATCAGCCGCCTCAGATACTGGATACATCACAGCTAAGGTTGTAAAGGACGGTGCGACAATAGGAGGCTCTGAGTCCGTCCTAATAGATAGACTATTAACTGAAGGCACTCCTGACACACTTCAGATAGCAACAGTGTCAGACTCAAGGAGAAGCCTATACATGGAACGAACTGACTGTCTGGCTCTTGAGGCTGAAGGAGACTTAGCAGGAATGAGAGACTTACTTGTAACCATTAACCTTAAGGCAATCTAATATGCACCCATTACTTGGAAAATGGCTTGAGAAGCTAAACATAAAGGACATCCTGAAGCTTTCTGATGAGGAGAAGTCTACGTTTAACCAATGGAAACTCGTACTCAGCAAAGAGAAGCTAGAGATAGATGACTTCATGGACTTCTCAAGGACACAGATAGCAAGGATTGAGAACTTGTGGAGAGAACCGACTACAAGCCCTGAACTCAAGTCACGCCTTGTTGAGCAACATATCGTATATAAAAATCTTTTAAACATATACAAAGCACCAAAGGAGGAGAAAGAACGGTTAGAGAGGCAACTACAAGACTTAATAGCTAACATTTAAGAGTATGGGAAAACAAGCATCCATTTTAGGACTAACTGGGAGAGGCACTGAGGTACAGATTCCTCTCGACAATTCAAGTAATGCTCAAACCACGATTGAGTACGAACATTCACCAAAAAACAGTTAAGCTGATTGACGATTAGGAAACAAAAAGACTATAATATAAATAGAACTTAAACTTGCCCTAACTTAAACAACGAGTGGGCGGCTATATTAAAGCCGTCCGCATTTTTATTTACAAACATATGCCTTTCAGACAAATGGTGGCCCGAATAATGGGGCAAAAACCCGATGGTGACTATATGTATGCCCAGTTGGATGCCAACGGGCAACTTAAAGTAACTGGAGGCGGAGGTGGTAGCCAATTTACAAGAGATTCCGTAGCTGGTGCGGCAGACTTGGGTAACTTGTCCCTCGCAGTCAGAGACGATGTCGGAGGCACTCTAGTTGGTGCTGACGGTGACTACACTCCACTTAGCATAGACGCTAATGGAGCTTTAAGGGTTGCTGGCGGTGGTGGCGGAACACAGTTTAACAGAGATACGGCGGCTGGGGCGGCTGACGCAGGTAGTCAGATGCTGGCAGTTAGAGACGATGTTCTCGCTGGACTCGTAGGAGCAGACGGAGATTACTCTCCTCTAGCCACTGACTCAGTTGGTGCTTTGTGGACTTTAGATAAGAACTCCGCAGATATGCTCACTGCATTAGAGATTCTCGATGATTGGGATGACGGAGGAGACAGAGCAAAGGTAAGCCTAGAGATTGATAATATAGGTTTAGCAACTGAAACAACTGTTAATGACATGCTTACTGCCCTTCAAATACTAGATGATTGGGACGAAGGTGACAGAGCTAAGGTTAATCCTATTGCTGGACAGGCTGGAGTTCAGGGCGGTGCTGGAGCAGTAACAGATTTGACTCAACGCTGTATCCTCGCAACCAATGACCCAGCAGTTACTCTGCTTGGAACGATTGACGCAGGTACAGCAATACTCGCTGGTGCAGTAGCCGCAGGGCAGATGCAAGTAGATGTAGTAGCCGCTTTACCAGCAGGTGCTAACGCAATCGGTAAGTTAGCCGCTAACTCTGGAGTGGACATTGGTGACGTAGATATTCTAAGCATCACTGGACTCACGATGCTGAATAATGCGGCACAGGTTACAGGTGACGAAGCACATGACGCCGCAGACGCTGGCAACCCAGTAAAGATAGGTGGTAAGGCTCGCATCACTGTTCCTACCGCAGTAGCTCATGATGATAGAGTTGACGGTGCATTTGATTCTGTAGGACGTCAGTTAATGGCTGTCGGACAGGTAAGAGGCTTGAGGGCTACAGCTTATGTTGCTCTGACTACAGGCACTGAAACAGCCCTCTTGGCTGGTGTAGCTTCAACTTACCACGACATGGTTTACATCATGGGTTCAAATGGCTCTGATGTAGCTGTTACGGTTGATGTTCGTGGAAGCTTGGCTGGAGGAGTCGTAGCAACACTGGCAATCCCAGCTAACGGAACTGCTGGTATCGCACTCCCTGAACCAATACCACAAGCTGATATAGATGCCTCATGGACAGTTGATATGCCAGACATCACAGGAACTAGCGTTTACATCTCAGCCCTATTCAATAAGGAAGTCTAATGACACTAGCCTCTAAAATTAAGAAGAACCCATCTAAGCATTCTGACATAGTGGCAGATGCTTGGGTTGGTGTTGGTAAGAAATCAAAGTTCAAGGCTGATTATGGTTTTGATATTGAAATTACCGACATCAGAAAGGTAGAAGTTAATGGCAAGATTGGAGTAGAGATATTTGCTAGGGCTTGGGCAGTAAGGGAGATTGAGGTCAAAAAGGAAATACCATCTGGACTAAAACGAAAGGACGGTTCTGACATAATGGCAATTACTCATTCTCACACGATACCGAAAGGTCAGATTGGCTTTGGTAAAGATGGAACAGTTGATATTGAGAGGTTCAGGTCATTTGGTGGTTTGCCTTTCGAGGTTCCTGATGGAACTAAGACAACAAAGACCAGAGAATTACATAATGGAGAGATTGAGGAATACCAAGAAGATAACCTTAAGGAGGACGTATTCGAGACAATCAAGGCTACTCTCGCTCACACAATCTCAATCAAGAAGCAGAAATTCGACAGCTCAAAGATTCAGGTCGGCAAGATTGGCAATACTACCACAGACTTCTATCCTGATGCTGGTACAGGAAACACTACTGTTGATGGTCAGGCCGGAAGGAATGTAATTTCTGCGTCATTTTCAGCAATAAGAACCGATGCTGGAACAATGGCAGATGATACTGGAAATACATGGCGGGTTTCTATCAGATACGAATACTATTGGATTAACTTCTATATTACTATCTGGACTTTCGATACATCTCCAATAGGGACTGACGGTGTTGATTCTGGAACTGTTACCTACAGATGTATAAACAATTTGTACAA